GACGCTAAATTAAAAAAGGTGGTACATACGGATGGTTGTCAACTAACAGATGACTACCACTGGGAAACACCTCGCGAGCCTCAGGTTAAGGAAGAGATAGATATAGATGCAGTCAATAGCGAATTGGATGAATTAGCGTTACAGCATCTGGAAAATCACCTCAATTCCCAATTATTAGCAATCAATTTTTTTGAAGCAGACATCGACCTGTTACGGTTTATCTCGAATGCTTATGATATTTTGAACAAGTATGAAATATATTACAATTTTGGAGTTTCTGAATGAAAAAGTGGTTTGAACCAGATATTTTATATCTAACGAAGTATTGGCCTGAAAAGACGGCTAAAGAAATTGCTAGAGAATTGAACTTTAGTGAATCGGCAGTGTCTTCTATGGCCTCAAAATTAGGGTTAAAGAAGACGGCTCAAAAGAGACGCGAACTACATAAAAAGGCACTGCTACGAAGCAAATACAGCTTCCATCACCAATATCTCGATGCTCTAAAGAATGGCGACGAGCGCTTGGTTGGGTATGTGACAAGGCCGACCATGCTTGGAGGACAAGCTGAGAGACGGTTTCAATACTTGATTCCGGATGCTATCAATGCCAATGAAAAAATTAAAATCAATAATCCTGACTATGATTTTCTGTACAAGGGATTGAAAATTGATGTGAAATATTCCTCGGCATCGCGTCGATTAGATCAAAAGAGCACAATTTGGAGTATCAGGACCTACGGACAAAGCGATCTAATTATTGCATTTCTTGAACGAGAAAGAGGTAGTGAATTAGAAGACCCGTTTGTGATTGTCCTCCCTACTTCTCTGGCTCATCCAAGGAAGAAAATAGAAGTGCATCCGAATGGTAAATGGTGGAAGTTGGTAATCGAAGAAGATGATTTGTCAGATATGTTAGAGGAATATGCGAGGGTAGTTTAGATAATGACAACTGCAGATAAAATCAAATACATCCTACAAAAGACAGGATGGACGAGGGACCAATTTGCGTCCGAGATGAGTGTGACGACTCCATCTGTCTACAAATGGCTAGACGGACGACCACCGCGACAACGCATGTTGGATAAAATAGACGAGCTGTACGAGCAAGTCAAGCCTTATGAGCATAGGGCGCTAGCTTCAAGAGGGAAAATTCGACTGGTGTACCCGTATTATAGCCATCAGCGACAGCCGTGGGAAAAATAAAAAAAGCCAGCACACTTGTACTGACTGTGAGTAAAAACCTAAAACTATTATATCACAGAAAGGTGTGCAGATGACTTTTTTTCCTGAAATTGATATTGAGAAAACAAAAGAAAATGCAAAAAAGAAGCTGGAAGAGTATCCGAGATGGCGACGGGTTGCAAATGATGTAGACGGTCAGAAAGTCACTGCTGTGTATACTTTCGAGCCAAGACAGGCTCACGGCAACCCAAGTAGACCAGTCGAACGATTGGCGATTAACAAGATAGATGCAGAAGCAGAGCTTGAGGCAATTGAGTATGCAATAAGCTTAATGCTGAACCTTACGGATAGATATATTTTGAATCAAAAATACTTAGTTGAAGAACCAAGGCCTGACTATTTACTCTATGAAGAATTGAATTATGGGGAAACAAGATTCTATGAAATTTTAGAAAGAGCTTTGTTGGCTTTTGCTGAGATTTACCGCAGTGGTGTACTGTGTGTTGAATTGGATAAGAATTAGTAAAAATCATTGACAGTCATGCGCATAATGTGTATAATGTTAAGTGTAAGGAGGTAATGTGCACTATGCCACTTACAGGTAAAGATTTGGTGAAACTTGCTATAAAAAATGGCTGGATTGAGGTCAGAGTAAATGGCAGTCATCATCATTTCAAAAAAGAGGATTTTCCTTACCTAGTGACAATTCCTGTTCATGGAAACAAAGATGTCAAACCTGGTCTTGAAAAGAAAATCCTCAAGGATTTAGGGTTGTGAAATGCCCTAGATCCTTTTGATATTGGAGGTTGAACATGTTAAAATCGTATCCTGCTTTATTTCATTTAGAGAATGATGGTTCTTATTGGGTCGAATTTCCAGACTTTGCTGGTGGTACTCAAGGGGATGGTGTAGAGGATGCTATGAAGAATGCTCGTGAGATGTTGGAGAGTCTATTAGCGTCTTATATCGATGAAGGTTTTGCCTTGCCTCTTGCAAGTGATATGACTTCTTTATCAATTGATGATGGGTTTGTTACCTTGATTCAAGTTGACCCAACGCCGTTTATCAGAAATAACAAAGCTGTTCGTAAAAATGTAACCGTTCCTGAGTGGTTAACGAAGTTAGCTGATAGAGAGCAACTTAATTATTCAGAAGTATTGACCAATGCTTTAGAAGCTCGTTTGCGTATCTAGTGAAAAGCGAGGAGAGAGCGGCGAACATTTTTGTTTTTATGTAGTAAAATAGTATTATCGGATACCACAAAGAAACATCAGTCTTTTTCATAAAACTCCTTAGAAAATCGTGTGCGGTATCTATTCTCGGGAACATGAGCCAAGATTGGAAATTGGCAAGGGTAGCGCCCTGAGCAAGTCCGTGTGACGTCCACGGCATAACGCTATGTGCAGGTTCGATTCCTGCTGTTCCCGTTTAAGAGTAAGTGAATCCTACGGGGGCCTTGACTCGGAGGTCTGGTCAATCGCATATCGGACCAAGACTTAATATGCATCAGTCACACAATCGTGTGGCTTTTTATTTTTGATTGGAGGTGATAAGATTGCTAAAAATTGAGTATGTGCCAATCAACAATATCTTCCCTTATTATAATAATGCCAGAAATAACGATGGGGAAGCTGTTAAAAAAGTAGCAACTTCAATAAAAGAGTTTGGTTTTCAACAACCTATCTTAGTAGATGAAAACAATGTGATAATAACAGGACATACAAGGCTCAAAGCCGCGCTTTCAATTGGATTAAGCACAATACCTATTGCTTATGCTGACAACCTGACGGATGAACAGGTTCGAGCGTATAGACTGGCTGATAATCGTGTAGCCGAGTATTCAAGTTGGGACAAAGCCGCACTTGCCTTAGAACTTGAGACCTTTGAAACAATTGACATGTCAGATTTTGGTTTTGATTTATCGGGTTTTGAATTAGCTTCAGAAGACGAACTCCCAATAAATGAGTTACGTAAGGATGGGATAATTGACAAAGAACATTACAGTGAATCACATAGAGAAACCACTGTCAACCAATATAATTTGCGTGATTATGACGCAACTCGTGTCGACGGTAAATATAACATTCCATTACTTGAGCCGGTTACCCATGTGCCGAGTAAATTACAAGGTTTTAACTATATCCTTAACAAGCCCGATTATTCTGCTGGGATACACTTTTTTCTAGATGACTATCAATTCGAAAGGATTTGGCAGAGACCAGAATTTTATATCGAAAAACTTACTGAATTCGATTGTGTCTTAACGCCGGATTTTAGTCTTTACCAAGACATGCCGATAGCTATGCAGATTTGGAATGTGTACAGGTCTCGATTAATTGGACAGATGATGCAAAACTATGGTTGTACAGTTATTCCGACTGTATCTTGGTCACGTCATGAGAGTTTTGTATTTTGCTTTGATGGTTTACCACGAAATGCAACTCTCGCAGTATCAACAATCGGGGTTAAAAAATCTTCTGAACAGATGGTTGCATGGCGCTCTGGTATGGATAAGATGATCGACGAGTTATCGCCAAAACAGTTGATTGTTTATGGCGGCGAAGTTGAGTACGATTATAGAGACATAGAAGTTTTTTATTTCGATAACGAAACAACAAAAAGAATGAAAGAGAAAGGAACGTAGTCATGGGAGGCAGAGGCGCTAGTATCGGTGGAGGAGTAAAAAGTGCAAGTCAGTGGGCGAAGGCTATAGAAGAATCCAAGAAAAACGGGCCAAGTTCTTATCGCCTAAAGATGTACAAAAAATTAAAGGCAGAACGTGATAAAGCAACGGGAGCAGCCAAAAAAAGAGCTCAAAAAAATTTCGATAACTTTAACAAAGGAAAAAAATACACGACGAAGCTGTAAAGAGAAGTAATGAGAAAAGAAGGGCTAGACTTGATAAACAGAGAGAGGCGGCTAGAGAAGCGTGGGCCCAAACTACCACCACAACATACGAAAAATTCAAAAAAAGACAGACAAGCAAATTCAATGACTGGTATTTTCAAGGTAGATAGTTCTCGGACGCTAACAATGATATAGATAATTTTTAGAATGAGAGAAGCGAGGCGATGGCAAATGAACAAAACTTGATAGTCCCAAGCTCGGACGAAGCTCGAAAAAATGGAAAAAAAGGAGGCATTGCTTCCGGAAAAGCTAGAAGAAAAAAATCAAATCTAAAAAAAGCTTTTGAGACTATTTTACAGGCGGATGTAACAAGTTCAGTTGCCAAAAAACAATTAGAAGATTTAGGTTTTGAAGCAACAAATGAAATGGCTGTTGCCATGGTCATGATGCAGAAGGCTATGAAAGGCGATGTTAGAGCTTTTGAACAGATTAATAAATTAGTTGCTATAGATACAAAAGACCGATTGGATAAACAAGAACAACGAGAGCGTATAAAAGCTTTGCAACTAGAA